CTACTGTCTAACTTTCCAAACTTAGGAGACCCTCATGGAAAATGACCGATTGTGTGTAATACTTTCAACCGGAGACTCTTCCAGTGGGCCCAGCCTCCAGTCCGGTGTTATCTGGGAGATTTTCCCATGTAACTTTTTCGAACTCGAGCGTAAGTTAGACCTTCTATTTGCTGATGCGGAGAAATTCGTGTTCGCAGAAGACTCTTGTGAAGACTTGAGTGAACCAGCCCCAACGGGGGTGCCCTCTTGACGAGGGTTGTTGGAGATCGCATCGGGCGTTACCGAACTGTGGGTGGTTTGCAACCACTTTCCCAGCTCGGCTTTCAATGGTGGTATGTCGACCCTTCGGGTGTCGTCACCATCATTGCCCCAAGTGCCACGGAGACCTATCCTGATAAATTAGGGTGGGCCAAAACCATGACAGATGTAGTGACAACCGGCTGGAGAAAAATTTCTTCTTCATGAGGGATAGTTAATAACCCCCTCACGTCTACAAGAACCGAAGTCATGTTATACCAGGATCAGGGCGTCAAAGTTTCGACGTCACCTGGGAATGGATACACGTACTACGGTGAGTGTCCGATCAACTGGGTCCACGCTGCCCTGCCCCTTCCTGGGGCGGGTGATTGGGATTCAGATTTGGTCGACAATCTCAAACTTGAGGCGGTTACGAAAGCTGCTGCCAACGTGAAGTCTCCTTCGGTTTACGGCGCGGTGTTCTTGGGCGAGCTACGGGAAACCATAGCAATGCTAAAACACCCCATCGGAGGCCTTCAGGACTTTATCAAGGACAGACGGAAATGGGAGCTCTATAAGTCGAAGCAAAGACTCAAGGGCTCCAAAGTACGTCAGCCAAGAGATAGGACCTTCAAGGAGTCAATCCAGGACGGTTCCTCTGCTGCAGCTAACTCGTGGTTAGAGGCCAGGCTCGGGTGGCGACCATTTCTTATGGAATTGGAAGCACTCCGCAAGGAGCTCGAGGAAGGCACGTTTAACGAACGCAATACAGCGG